CAAGGTCGTCACCGACAACCTTGCTAATGTCAGTCTTGATGCCGGTCACAAACTTGGCCGCTGAAACAATTCCTGCGGCTGGAAGATGTGGTCCGGTCCCATTATGGGCAACGGCGCGCTTTGCAGCCACATACCCAACTGGCGGGATGAATCGTCCTATGCCAGGCACGCTGGTGGGGATTAAAACCCAAGGATGATATAGGGCTGCATGCTCCGAGCCTTCTCCTGTTTGCAGTGAGAGTGCCTTTTCTTTCATGGCAGCAGCGGTCGCGCCTTCCGTTCCAAACAGAATAGCAATTCTGCTAGTTGCGTTTGCGTGTTCGATGAGGGCTTCAGCCACAGTGTCGCCGCTATCCTCTGGGCAAACAACAGCGCCCGAGCCGAGAGCGTCATTGAACAACGCAAGCTGAGCGATATATTCAGTAGAAGTTACGGTGTCATTATTGTCGTCACCTGTTCCTAATGCTGTTGGTTCAAGTACTGCCGGCTTCAGGGCCGTACCACCAGAAGCAACTGCTGCAGTCACATAGCGAGCAGCAACTGCACTTAAGTTAATTCGTCCGACTGCCTGTGATGCTGTCGTCACGCTTCCAGTTGTGTATTTCAAAACATCTTGGTAGTAAATATCAACTTTGAAGGTTGTCGCGGTCGGGTGCGTCACAGCAACCTCAACGTCCGCGCTCCAAGCGCCTGCGCCATTCGCTGTCAACGTAATCACGTCGGCGGGAGCTGAGGAGGCCAAAGTCAACGTGCCGACTGTTGCTGATGCACCAACGGCACGCGCAATGAAAGCTCGCGTCCCACCTTCCTCAAAAAATGTCTCCACCGTTGGGTGGGTGTACGAGGACGTCAGAAATCCACCGAAAATGTCTTCAAAGTCACTAAGACTCTCGACAAGTACGGCTTCGTCCGATGGACCGCGCTCTGTTTTGCCAACAATAAACAGCTGCGAAGATTCGCGGACTGTTGCCGTTGATGGACCAGTTCTAACTGAAGTTGAAATGACTACGCCAGGCATAGAACCTCACTGTTTCGCATAGGGAATCCTGTTTGTGATTTCAATTGTACAGATGGGATTCTATTATTTTGTGCAACTATGAATTGAACTTTTAAAACAATATTTTTAGTAATCAAGAGATGGCATCTCCTGACTAACGCCAGTAGGCGTAGTCTCAACGTCTATTTCTGAGACAACACCCAATGCTTCTCGAGCGACAACCTCGTCCATTTCTAGCGTGTAGGCAATGTATGCCCCTGCCATCATTCGGTCGCCCTTGAGTAGGGTTATGTCTGAATACTCTTCCCGGAAGCTATTTTCGCTGATAAGAGCCCTAAAAGACGTTCGTGAGTCGTGGGCCTTGAGGCAAGGGTAGTCAAGAAGGGCGCTTCTAGTTACCGTCGTCAATCTATCTCTCATTAAAGTTGTTGCTTCATTTCCTTCGTCTCGTACCCATAGATAGGTCCGCATGGAGTAGCTGACGCGATAAAGAGGGTCGGTTTGGTCGTAACCTATTCTTTCAAGTCCATTCATGGAGAGCGCGACAGTAATAACCGAGGGCCATTCATCTATCGCCATTGGCTCATAACCTATGTACTGGCCTGGGTCCGGGAGTTTCGTGCTATCGAGGTTCCAGCCGTTTCTGTACCGAATGAGGCGAATCGGAAGGTCGGCGGTCAAATAGTCATTGACATATTTTTTAGCAAAATGCGAGCCATTCATTAAATAGGTCATGCCAGCTTGCTTCCTTGGACAATGTACTGCGTTGCTTTTTTATTGATGTCTCTGTCAAAATCTTTAGGAACAAATAGCAGCGGGCGAGCAGGCATGTCTTGAGTTCCATACTGGTGAAATTTCGCAATTGGGCTATCAATTACGAAAGTTCCTTCCATGTCACTAATCGAGTTCTTGGGACTAGACCCCATGCCGGCGACGCTGCGAAACAGCTTTCCAGTTATTACCAGAGGTGGAGCCCCAGGAACATTGCGGAACTTCCACGACTCATAGTCATCGTCTAGTGGTGGCCATGCACCCTTGAGCATCGCCTTGGCGGAAAGGGCACCCATGGTGGTGAAATTCTTAGAATATGCTCTTTCTAAATAACCCTTAGCCCAATTCAAAACAGGCCGCATTGATTTAGCCCTGTCTTTCATGTTTCCTAAGCGGTCCTTTGCGTCCTCGCCGTGGAAATCGGTATCTCCAATATAAACTACTATGCCGCTTCTGGACATAATTAAGCCCGAACGCGACGGTATTTGCGCAATGAAGAAAGTTCCGAATCAAGGAAGCCCGTAACAAGCGGACCAGTATTTCTCGTTGTGATGTCCTTGACTCCAACTACGTCGTCGTGCATGTTTTGCATTTCACGTGATGCTGCTCTAAGTATCATTAGCTTGAATACGGGTATTGATGGACCATCAAGTCCGGCAGTATACGTAATGGTTATTAAATCATCTGAATATCCGTGGTAGTAATCAATCCCGTATGTTCGCGTAACGTAGTCGGTATCTTCAATAAGTACTCTTTCCGTGCCAAAAAGTGGCTTTACCTTAACCTCTGATATTGAAGCAATTGGGGTATTTCTAAAGTAAATAGCGGGTGGCGGTGTCGCCCACGCAACTATGTCGGTGTATGAACCTTTAGTGAAGGAAGAATTATAACTGGTGTTGTCTGCTGTTAAAAATGTCCCCATTGGGGTGCCATTGTGATTGGAGTCCAGACGGTGCTCTTCTACATATTCGCTGACCTCTATCGGGCGACGTAGGAATGATTCGAGCTCGCTTTGAAGACCGGCGAGGACCATGACGGCGGCATCTTCCTGACGTGCCGACAGCTTGATATCCATATATACCTTGACATCATTAACTGAGACAATCATCGTCACTCCCGTGATAAAGCGATTTTGCAAATAAATGCTTCATCAAATTCTAACACCTAGTTAACTTGTGGGAGGAGAGAAGGGTTGACCGAGCAACGGAATTGGTGTAGATTCGTGCCATGTCGGGAAAAAGTAAATTCGATACAATTATTGACATCAAGGGAGATGACCTTAAGTCAATAAATATGGAGATTCTTGGAAGAATAACTAGGGTTATCTTTTTCCTGTTTATGCCCGACGGTCAGCCAATGAGCGAATCGGACATAGATGACCTGATGGATGAGTCTTTTGGCCTTGCCTCGCTCTTGATGGCCGTGGCAGGGATGCGGGTGGTTGGGGAGAATATTAACGGCGACTACGTTGTGAAATTCAAGCCATATAAGTCACTAGAACACTTTGAAAAGGAGAATGAATCCAAATGAAAACAGAAATTACGATTACAGAATATTTTTCCAACGAAGAAACCAAGCGGGCAGCAAATGTTGAAGTTTTGCAAAATGTCCTAAAGGTCCTTTTTTTCTGGGTAAACGAAAGAGAAGAAAACATCTTTGACGAAGAAGGCGAAGTCAATGAGGATGCAATGAGTGATTACACGGATTTTCTATGGTCCATCACTTGCTCTATGATGGCCGCTACAGGTATGAAGATTATTGGCAAGGATGAAACGGGAAAGTACGTAGCAACGCTAGAACCGAGCACATCTGTCAAAGATTTCTTGATTAAACAAGATATTGGCACGGACGAAGATATCTACTGGGATGACATCTTAGAAGACATGGAGCCAGATAGTGGCTTTGAAAACTATGATGACTATTTAATGAGGAACTAAATCGGTGCGAAGAAGTTTATTTCTTCTTGCCTTTTTTGCCTCCGCCTTTTCCGCCCTTTTTGCCTTTTGCAAGGTCGGCAGCTTTCTCCGCTCCTGTCTTTGCCCTCTGTCGTTGCACGGCTCGAGCAGCTGACTTGGCCTTCGGAGGACGGATTGGACGTCCTGCGCCTAGAACGCGTCCTCCTGGGGCCTTGCCCCCTCTTGGCCTATTGAGAATGTCGCTGCCGCCTGCACGTGTTCTTGCTAGGTTTAATTTGTCAACCTGAGACAAGAAGTTGTCTGGCTTGGTAGCTCTTGGTGCAATCTTGGCTGCACCAAATTGTGCCCCATTTTTTGTCATTCTTCTTTGGGCTCGGCCTTCAAGCTCTCGGAATCTCTTTGACCTAGTGCGACCCGCATACCATGAATCGGCTGGGGCGCCTACGCCACCAGGCTTACGACCACTAGAGTCGCCACGGTCCGCAAACTCCCTGCTAACGGACTTCTTCATGGTTCCGCCGGTTCTCCAACTTTTCGCAGCTTTGCTTCGCGACTTTGAACCACCGTATCTGGCCATTTCCGCCAAATCGCCAAGCTTGCCTTTATCGAAGTCTGAGTTTTTTACACCAAAAATGTCTTTTGCGATATTTTTATAATTATCAAGACGCTTGCTGTCGGCTTTGGATAATTTTGCTCCCTTGCGCAGCTTTGCTTGCGTTTCTTTGACAAAATCGGTAATTTGTGCGGCGTCATCACTAATGTCTGGGCCGTAACGTACTCCTGGCATAAAAGCTCCTATGGTCTTTGTTCAAATATACCAGAAAATACTTTTATCTATCTGTCGGAATTAGGCGGTCTTTCTATTGAAAGCACTTCTGGGGGCACAGAATTCGGGGGAGCCTCTATCGGAACCCAGGCTCTAGCGTAATTATGTTCTTTTATTTTCCTGACTTTGAACAAATTTCCGTCAAGCATTAATGCAAGTTCTTCTGCTCGCATGCAGAGAATGTCCTGAAAATCGGATGCGCCATACTTGCCGGAACGCCTGACAGACCTAATTATTTTGGAAGCTTTCTCTGCAATCACATGCGAATGCCCCCGATTTAGGCGAAGATGCATCATCATCGCATCAACCTGGTCGACATCATGAAACACTACTGGGATTTTGCCTTCGGACTTTTTTAAAATCTGCGGAATACTCGTTGCCAAGATGTAACGCTCAGAACCGTCGATTATCTCCCCAGTAGATAGGCGAGCGTGTATTGGCTGAATGAACCCAAGTTCAGATAGTGATGCTGAAATTATTAACATCTCCGGGCGTAGGGTATATGTGGCTCGCCATTCGGGGACGGATAGGCGGGATGGTTCTACGTATTCAATATTAATATTCATATATGTCTGCTCTCTCTAGTTCTACAGCCCTGACCGTGTGCGCCTTTGTCTTGGGTCCAACTGGCGTTGGCGAGTTAACGTCGATATCGTTCAGCATCAAATTTCTTATAAGCCAGCTAACCGGGTACCCATGTGGGTCCGACAAATGTTTTTTTCTAAATTTAGAAACATAAGCACGTGCCTCTGTTTGTCGTCTTTCACCTACCAAATATTGTTCGATGAAACTTGAAGCGCCATCAAAGCCAAACTGGGCGTAGATGTCAATCAGTTTCTCCGAGTCAAACTCGGGCCAAAGTCTACGCTGTGCGTCAATGTAAGGGAAACACTCATAAAGTCTGTCGTAGAACTCTGGCTCCGTTGCGACAACATCCCCAATCCGTCTTATTGCAGTTGCATGCAGAGGGATTCCAACTCGCGTGTTGCTTCCAGTTATTGTTGCGAGGTCATAGTACTTGCAGTACTCTGCGTCGTGCTCTTCGATGATAAATTTAAAAACATCATCCGTGTTCCAGTCGTATATGACTTTGGCAAACTTGAGTGGTATTCCCTTTTTTAACTTGTATGGCGTGTTTATGTAGTTCTCGTGAAGTTTCTGAACAATCGACCTATACCTGACCATTGACTCACTCGCCCTAACTCCAGTCAGAAAGGCAACATTACCTTTTTTGCCTTGCATTGTGTAATAGTCAGTTTGCTCAGGTAATGAAACACTATGGCTTAGCCCAAAATTTTTGCCACTAATTGCCCATGGCGGCATTGGGCGCACCCACCTATCTTGTTCAAATCTTTCTTGACTCCACAGAAGGGTTGTTATTCTGTAGCCAAGGACCCATATCTCCGCTGGATACGGCAAGCAGTACCACTCCATATCGACCCAGTCGTAGTTGCGGACCCTCTCTACGTAGTCTACGACGACAGGACTTACCATTTCTTCGTCGCGGAAAATCACCTTAACAGGGCCTAGGCCACGCTCTTCGTGGACCTCTTTGGCAAGGAGAAGAACGGCGGTTGAGTCTTTGCCGCCAGAAAATTGAACACACACCGTGTCAAAGGTGTCGTATACGTGACGTATTCTTTGACGAGCAGCGTCAACGCAACTCATATCCAAGAACAGGCGTTGACGAGTCATTAGTTTTTGTGCATTTTGTTGAGGCGGAGTATTTCTGCCCTGAGCTCGTTGTTCTCATTTAGAGCTCTCTCGGCAACAGCCTTCCAATATGCGGAGTCCGCTATGTGCTTGTCCATGATGTCCAATATCTTCGGACAGTCATTCTTGGAGACCCTAGCCACTTGTAGTAGATGTCTGTATACCTGTTCTTGTTGGTCCATATTAAACCTCTATGTGTTGATTAATAAAATCTATCAGCTTCTCAGCGGTAGTTGCTCCGACTACTGCGGGGTCGGATTTTATCCACTTCAAAAATTCATACCATCTAGCCTGCTGTGTCGTGTCGTCAAATACAATTGTGCATTGAACGACGGCTCGTGGGGCCGAACCCGGAGAGACGGTCGTTGAGCCACGTTTGACGGCATCATTTTGGTCGAAGCCTGAACGTATTTCAATGTGCTGCTTGCCATCTTCCGTATGGGTAACGTTCACCATATTACGGTCTAGTTCTGGCGCAGTAGGTGATGCGTTTGTGCTTGTTTTGTTCTCTCCATAATTGTCATAGTCGTCATAACTGTCAAATTTTGCAACAACAGTAAATCCATTATCCGAAGACCCACTAATAGTCGGTGAAATGAATCCAGCACCAGGCTCTATTACTCTATTGTCCTCACGAATGAGTTTTTGTTCTATTTCGGCAGTGTAAAATTCATCCCATCCGAGTCCGTTGATGAGCTCCGGGTAGATATCTGCCAGTTCAAGTATTACTTCATTCAATAACTCTGGCTCGGTATATCCAAGCTCCATCGTTCTGTTGTCTGCAAGCGCAAAGGCAATAGCTCGCTCGCCATCAACCGCAAAGCTGACGGCTGCTATTTTGTCCCAGCCCAACCTTTTTGCTGCCTCTAGCTGGTGATTTCCAGCGATAACTGTCGCCGTTCCATCATCGTTGGGTCGAACAACTATTGGTTTGATTTGTCCAAATTCGCGATACGAAGCCATAATTGCTCCTACGTCACCGCGTCTGGGGTTTGATTCTAGTGGCAGCAGCGTCTCGATGTCTACGGCCATTTGAATGAGTGATTCGTGAATTCCATGAGTCATAGTTCTATACCTGATTTCTAACGTTGGCGTTTAGTGTTCGTATTGCATCCATGGATGAGCGAACGGAAAGAAGCTTTTCTCTTTTAGATTTAACAAGAGCTTCGGCACACTTGTATTCAAAGTACTCCTGGTCAAGCTTGTAATCCGCCCACGCTTCTCTCTCTTTTATAGACCCCTTGGCAGACAGATATTCGCGAGCCCAATTGGCTTTATAGAGAGCTTCTTTTTTTGCCATATCCATAGATAGAGATTCAAATTGCTCTGTCTCTTCTTCAAGCATATCCATCAACCGGAGCAACTCCTGCTCAATATCAATTTGGCTAATTGGCGTTGTTCTCATACTAAGAAACCTCTCTCATTCCCTCGATAGGGGACCAGTCTACTTTTATTAAAGCCTCTAATTGCTCTTTAGTCCAAGATTCCTTTGATTCTCCGATATAAGCAAGGCCCATCTGCCGGAGTATCCATGCATCGCATTCGTCGTCTGCCCCAGCCCCCAAAAAAGTTAGTCCGGTCTTAGCAGAAATAGCTGAAATAACCTCAGTCTTTCCGGCATTGCCCTTGCCGGTGGCAAACTTTGCCCTACAGGTAGGTGGAACCTCCACATAGGGGATGTTCATCTCCCACAATTTCATTCTTACAGCACCCCCCATTTCGCCAATACTGTGAGCCTGGCTGTTACGCGAGGCAAAAGAGTAGCCCTCAATTATGGCAACATCTATCGCGTTGGTCTTAATTATTTTAATAATCTCGTCAGAAACCCTAGATAGCCTTTCGGCCCCTTTTAGTTTAAGGGCTATGACTCCAGTCTTTTCTTCTACGCAATAGCCGGTAGATGTAAGAGAAAGGTCAAGCCCAAGTAAACGCACAATTGTGGACTATAGCAAATACAAAGGCGGGTAGTAGCTCAACGCTGAACAACTACCCGCCCGTGCACCTATTTGGGTCCTCAGGTAGCGATTTCTGAAGATAACTAAATAATACACTCACTCCCATGAGTGTTTGGCCAACCCAAGCGAAAAAGCAAGGGCCGGTTCGTTGCCGATTCTTGAGTGACACTTTCTGCACACGGTAACGAGATTTTCTTCTTCAAGTATTGAGCCACCCTGCGAGCGACGAACGAGCTCATGCACATCGACACTATTGCGATGAATAAAAACATGCAATCCATCATTCTTGGCAAAAACTGGGCAGGCAAAACAAAGTGGGAAATCAGACAGCATTCGAGCAACAATCTTGCGGCGCTCAACGTATATTTCTTCAGTTTTTTGGCTACGTTTGGCTATTTTCTTTGTACTGCGTTTGAGCGGCGTTCGTTTAATTGGCTTATTGGGCTTCATTAAGTATGAATATTACATCATAAATTGTCATTATTAATGTCCCCGAAAGTCCATTTACCATCAAGGCAATCCCATAGCGAACGGTCGATGGCCGTATCTTCAAGGTCAAACTCTTCTAATAAGTTTTTGTGCGCAATGATTGCCCTGCGGTAAAAGTCAACTTCCTTCCACCCGTCGTTATTACTGGTTTCCCCTGTGTCAATCATTAGGCAGACGTCGTCAAGACGGCGGTCTACGTGATATTTGAATCTCTTGATTCGGGTTGCTTTTTCACCATAGTAACGAAGTGCTTCCGTCGTTAGTTTCCCACCTTTGGCACCAAGAGAAGAATAACGCTGCTGGTCTGATTCACTATCTGCCTCTATTGAATCAATTTGTCTTTGTAGGTTGTCCGAAAGAGCTATAAGAGCACGCTTCCATCTATCCCAATGTTCTGGATTTTGAAGTTCTTCGCGTTCTTGAAGTGAAGTTTTGTTTTTTACTTCTTCGGCAACCA